CAGCTTCCCCGTGGTTCCCCAGCGGCAGAGGCCGCCACACCAGCCATAACCTTGGTGTGTGCCTTTCTGCTTACTGCAAACCGGCCTTTCCAGCATATCAAACAGGAACGGGTTTTCCGGCTCCAGTCTGGTGTACTTGATCCCCAGCTGCTCCAGGCTGGGTAGCATTTGATCCCGTGTGTGGTAAATCGCCTCAAACTCCATTCCGGTATCGTAGAAAACCACCTCATTCAGCGGGTAGCCCTTGGCAATCAGCATTAGGAGCATGGCCAGGCTGTCCTTGCCCCAGCTGACACTTGCAATATGCCATTTCATTCCGCTTTTGCACCTCCAAACGCCGCCAGGTCGAAATAGATCTGTTTCCCAACGTACTGGCACCACGCCCATTCCAGCATGGCGCCGCGGCTGTACACCATCAGCTTGTCTCCCTGGATCTCCATCCGGTCAGCCTCGATGTTCGTCAGATCGTTGCAGCAATCGCAAACAAATCTCATGTCTTGTCCTCCCGCCCGAATACCACAACCATGCTTGGAAACGGGGCGTTGTGCTTGCCGCCGCCAAATTTCAGCCTACCGGCGATAAAGCGGATTTCCGCCTTTCCGTATATGTATCGATGAAACCACTTTGTATCCGTCCGCGCGGGCAACAGCATGACGACGGTTGCCCCATTTTTGTTGGCGGACATTGCTGCTTTCTGCACCCATTTCCCGATCTCCCGCCCATACGGCGGGTTACACCAGCAGACGCCCGTCCACGTCTGAGCAAGGCCGTTGTCCTCCGGTGTAAAATACCGCGCGCATTTTGCATTCTCCGGCAGCGCGCAGACGTCCGTTTCAAAGCCAAATTCTTCGTTCAGCGCGTCAAAAAAGCTCTGCGGCGTTTCCCACAAATCCGTCGCGCTGGAAAACATCACATCTTTGTTCATACCAGCGCCCCCGGTCGGTAATCCGGCGTGCACGGGAGCTTGTCTGCCCGCGCGATCTGGTGGTACTCTGGCCGCGTCCAGTCGCAGTCCCAGTGTTTGGCCGCCGTGAATAATGCGGCAATCTCATCCGCCGCGCGTACTTTGAGCTGCTTGCCGTTGTATGTAACGATCCAATGATTTTTGCCGGTATATCCGGCCTGCTTGGCGATGTCCGGGCGCTGCGCATCCCGCTCGCCGGTGTATTCAATGCTGTTTTGCCTCATGGTTTGCCTCCTGTTTTTGTTATAAGGTTTCCTCCTGTACTTTCATCAGCCAGTACGCCAGCTTTTGCAGCCGCGTCTCCTGTTTGAGCAGTTCGTCGGTTGTCTCATGATCGACGCGCGGCATTTCGCACAGGAGCGCCCGATCATTCTTGAGATCGTCCGCGTAGGCGTTCACCGCCTCGATCACGTCCGCCAGCTGGTCAGGGCGGAAGCTGACCGGGATCTTTTGCTCCGTCACAGCCAGATCCCCGTCAAAAACGTCGTCAGCGACACGCCGCCGAGGACGGCGGCGATCTCCGTCGCGTGGGCGCAGCCTGCGATGATGCACAGCGCAAAGCCCACGCCCGATAGCCAGATGCAGCCCACCTTCGCCAGCCGCCGCATGGCCTTGTGCCACTGGTAGATCGCCCGGATTCTCGCCCGGCGCTCCTCCAGGCTTTCCCCTTCGGGGACTTCCGGCGGCTCATACCCGATCCGCCGCTCTGCAAGATTGGTTCTCATTCTGCCAACTCCTTCCTCCATACCGGGCTGTCCTCCCGGTTCACGCAGTAGCGCATGGTTTCCTTGAATTCCTCTCCTATTCCCCGCTGGCAGAACGCGGCATAAAATATGTTCAGGATTCGCGCGGCAGCAGCGCTCAGTTCCAGCGCGCTGCCGGATAGCGCAGATACCGTTTTTTTGCCGTCCATGCCGATCTCGACGTGTACCTTCCCGTTATCCATTGGTTTCCTCCTTCCGTTCCTCCTGCATCCGCCTGACGATCCGCGCCAGACGGGCGTTTTGTGTAACGAGCTTCTGCGCTTCCATGTCCAGCCCCTTGCGCTTGAGTCCGTTAATGATCTGCGCCGCCTGGCACTCACACACCAGCGCCGCCTCGATCAGATCATGCAGCTCCTGCGCATCCAGCGTCAGGGTGTAGGTACGTGCGTTCGCCATGGTTAATAGCCTCCTTCGTGTTCCAGCAGCCAGTTTTTCAGCTGCACCTGCGCGGTTGCGAAGCACAGCTCCGCGTCGCAGTCCTGGACGTTGACGAGTTCTTCGTCGTCCCCGTCGTAGGCGGTTCCCCTCCGCCACACCCGGACGCCCCAGTCCGTTACCTTGCTGTAGGTGATCTCAAGGTGCATAGGGTAGGTCTGCACCTTCGCGGCAAAAAACTTGAGGAAATCATCCATTCCGCTTATCCTCCTTCTGTTCCTGTTCCCGGCGGTATCGTTCCGCCGCCCAGCGGGCAAGGGCGTCGATCACGGGTTCGCCGTTTTCTTCGCCGGGATGCTTAAATTCAAAAGTTTCGCCGGGGAGAAATCTCCCGTCCGGCCCCCGTTTTCCAAAAACGGCGATCATGGTCTCACGCCTCCTTCCGCTCCTCCTGCTTGCCTTCCTTCGCCAGCGCCATGCCATAGGCGATATCGCTCAGACGCTGCATCTGCGCGGGCGTCAGCTTTTCGGTACTCTTGTTCAAGCTCTCGATGGCCTGCTTTTCCTTCTCGGACATTTTTCTCACCTCGCGTTGCTGCGACATTTTACTGTCACGCTTTGTATTGTGACTACACAATACCACCTTTTAAATGTTTTGTCAATACATTTGCGCAAAATATTTTTATTCTTTTTGTATTGACAATACATCGCAGCCGTGTATAATATAGTCAAGGGAGGTGATACGGTGACGATCAATGATCGGATCAAGGATATCCGCCGGAGCACAGGCTTGTCGCAGACCGATTTTGCAGAACGGCTCGGCACGACGCGCGGGGTGATTACAAATCTTGAAGGGGAGAAAACCACACCGAACGAGCCGTTTATCAAACTGATCTGCCGGGAATTTAACATCGACGAGCATTGGCTCCGCACCGGCGAGGGCGAAATGCGGCAGAAGCTGACGCGGAATCAGGAGATCGCCGAGTTCATGGGCGTCGTGATGCACGATCCCGACGACGCGCCGCGCAAGCGGTTTGTATCGATCATCAGCAAACTCAGCGCCGACGAGTGGCAGCTGCTGGCCGAGATCGCAAAAAAAATGGCCGAGGACGAATAACCGTCCCCGGCCTATTTTTTTATTCCCGCGTCTATGTGACCAACTTCCGCACGAATCTCCAGATCAGATCCAGATCCGCATCTGTGGCCAGCCGCAGCAGGCGCTTGATCTCTTTCAGCAGCAAATTCCGTTCCATTTCCATAAGTGCCTCCATTCTTCCACAAAAATCTCTTCTATTTTTTGTTTACTATTGCCGTTGAGGTTTTCTTCCATTTGATTTACAATTTAGATAAGATGTTCCTTTTCATCGCACGATTATCATAGAACATCTGTTCTAAAATTACAATTATGAGATTTTACAAAACTATCTTATAATAATTGGAGGTTTTGCCATGAGGCAAGCATGGCGCAGGATATTGCTTGTGCTGGTCTGCTGCGTACTGGCTGTTGCCGGATGGATTGGGCTTTTGAATCTTGCGGAGGTTATTTCCGCCGCCCGCTCCTACAGGGCTTCGCCCGCGGAGCTTCGCGCGGCTGCGGATGCTGCTGTGCTTCCTGCCGCAGACCCGGCGTTTTCCGGCAGCGGGGAATACACAGACGTGGAGCAGGCCGAAGCGCAGGCGGAGTATTATGCCAGCATCGGCGGCGACCCGCTTGATGTAGAGCCGCTGGAACCGATCATCGGTAAATTTGTATCCTATATCCCCGGCACGCTGCCCGCCGAGGCTCCGCAGATCTCCGCCTCGACGAGTGAAAACGTGCAGACATTTATCGTAAATACATCCAGCGGCGTTTTTCATCTGGCCAGCTGCTACCACATCCGCCAGATGGACTATGCAAACCGCAGCAGCTACACCGGCACCCGCGCCGAGGCTGCGGCTCTGTATACGCCGTGTAAGGATTGCAATCCATAGGAGGGTTTATGTACTGTAACAAATGCGGCAAAGAGATCGACGACGAGGCTTTGATCTGCCCGCACTGCGGCTGCGGCACCGTGAATTATATCCGCGATCAGGCAAAGGCGGAGGCCCGCGTGCAGGTGCAGGCCGCACCGGCGCGGAAAAAGCGCTCGACTGCTCTGCTGCTTTGCATTTTTCTTGGCGGCCTTGGGGCGCACCGGTTTTATGTCGGCAAGATCTGGACGGGGCTTCTTTGGCTCTTTACGCTCGGCTTTTGGGGCATTGGCACGCTGGTTGATTTTTGCCGAATCTATGATAACAAATTTCCAGATGATGCAGGCCGCCCGCTCTATGACGAGTATACGGATGGTTTAACGCCCGAGGAATACGAGGAGGCCGTCGCCGGGCCGCGCAAGGTGCGAAAGATCGTGATCGTTGTTGCGCTTGCGCTGTGTGCCGGCTGCTTCTTGATCCTGCGCGTCATTCCGAGCCTGATGTACGCACTCGGCTTTTGAGATTCGCCCGCGCCGCTGGCCGAACAACGGCGCGGGCTTTTTTGCTTGCGCAGGCGACCGGGAGCCGTCTGTAACTATAGGATAGCCTGCCCATGGTAGACTTGTAAAGATATGACAGCTGCTTTTTGCAGTCAGACGTCTTGCTTTTTTAGGGGGAATGACATGTTTTGAAGGAAAAATTATCTGATTTGTGCCGTGAGCAGAAGCAGACGATCACTCCGCACAAAACAAATCAGGATGTAGCCGAAAATACCGACCTTTCCGTCGGCACCGTATCCCAGTTCTTTCGCGGCGACATCAAAAATCCGTCTGTTTACACGGTCGGCCCGATCTGCCGGGAGATGGGCGTTTCTATGGATGAGTATTTCGGCATCCCGCATGACGAGCCTGCCGAGCCTTCCGATTCTGAAAAACTCCTCGCCGAGACTGCGGCGCTTCGTGCGCAGCTTGCCCAGCAGCAGAAGTCCCTGCGCATGCACCGGCTTGTGACGCTCATCCTCTTGGGTATTCTTTTGCTGTGTGCCCTTGCGCTTGTGGCCGACGTGCTCATCCCATCGATCGGCTGGATCCGCACATGAAAATTACCGCCCCGGCCCGATCAGCCAGAGCGGTATCTTTGGAGGCTTTTGTGGATAATTTGAATCTTGCCAACGTCGTGATCTACGCCCGGTATTCTTCCGCCGGGCAAAATGACCAATCCATAGACGGCCAGCTTGCCAAATGCCGCGAATACGCGCAGCAGCGCGGATACCGCGTTGTCGGCGAATACTGCGACCGGGCGCTGTCCGGGCGATACGCCGAGACGCGGCCGGAGTTCCAGCGCATGATTTCGGACAGCGCGAAGCACGCTTTTGATTTTGTGCTCGTGTGGAAGCTCGACCGCTTTTCCCGCGACCGGTATGACAGCGCGATCTACAAAAAGAAACTGCGCGCGAACGGCGTGCGCGTCTTGTCCGTCACTGAGGGCGTCGGCGACAGCAGCGAGAGCGTGCTGCTTGAGGCGATCCTGGAGGCCATGGCAGAGGAATATTCCCGCCAGCTTGCCCAGAATGTCCGTCGCGGGATGCGCCAGAACGCCGAGAAGGGCCTGAGCCTCGGCGGCCTTGCCCCGCTCGGCTACCGCGTCGTGAATAAGCAGTACGAGATCAACGAGGACGAAGCCCGCATCGTCCGCTTTATCCATGAGCAGTATGCCGACGGCGCAGGGCAAAAGCAGATCGTGGCCGACTGCGCACGGCTGGGCTACCGTAATCAGCGCGGGAACCCGCTCACATTAGCCTCGGTAAAGCGTATCCTTGCAAACGAGCGGTATGCCGGCAGGTACGACTACCTCGGCGAGATCGTGATCGAGGACGCATTCCCGGCCATCGTCTCAAAGGATCTGAAAAAGCGCGTGCGCGACCGGCTCAAGGCGAATGCCAGGGCTCCCGGCCATGCAAAGGCGAAAGTTGAATATCTGCTGCATGGAAAGCTGTTCTGCGGCGAGTGCGGCGCGCCGATGATAGGGGAGTGCGGGCGCGGCAGGCACGGAGCGACGTATTACTATTACACCTGCGCCGCGCGGAAGAAGCAGCACACCTGCAAAAAGCGCAATGAGCGCAAGGACGAACTCGAAGCCAGTATCGTGGATTATATCGGCTCCTGCGTGCTGACGGACAGCTGGATCGACGGCGCAGCCGAGCGCGTTGTGGCGGAGTATCAAAAGAGCTATGACGCATCCGGCATTAAGCCGCTGGAGAAGCAGATCCGCGACGCCGACAAGGAGATCGATCAGCTTGTCGACGCTCTGATCTCCGCAACGGCGGAAGCCGCCCGCCGCAGGATCAACGAGCGCATTGAAACTGCCGAGGCCCGAAAGCAGGCGCTGGAAGCCGATCTTGCATCCCTCCGCATCGCCAGCCGCGTCCAGATCAAAAAAGAGGACATCGTCGTATGGCTCAACCAGTTCCGCACCGGCGACCGATCCGATCTGGAATACCGCAAAAAAGTCATAGATTTATTCGTAAACGCGATCTATCTGTACGATGATTCATTCAAATTATTCCTGAATGTAGCCGATTCCGCCCAAGTAACCTACGCCGACGCCCTCGCCCTCGCGCCGCCTTCCGTTTCGGATTTCGGCGCGTCCGGTGTACCAGATATGCACTTATCCGAACACATCATATTTATAAATGGTGTTATTGGGATGATCGTGCAAAGATAAAAAGATTCCTCTCCAAGTCGGAGAGGAATCTTTTTATTATTTTACCACATGCTCATAGTATTTCATGAGCTTGCGCTCCGGGCCGGGGCCGTCTTTATCGAGCAGGAATGCCTTTGCCAGGGCGGCGTAGAATTCCGGGCGGTTGAGTCCGAATTCTACCGCGACGGGGTAGTAGTCCGAGTACATCATGTTCATGGTTACACCCCACGCCCAGCGCGGGACCACTGGCGCCTGAATGCCCATGCTCTCTGCCACGGCCGTTGTCTGTTCCATCGTCCAGTGTGGTCCGGTCGAGCCGTCGGCATTCTTCATATGCTCGGCCCAGTGCATGGCCGTTTCTTGGTCGAACTCTGCTGCATCCGGTTCGTCTTTGCGGCAGTCCAGCTTTTCCAGCCTGCGGATCGTCTTCGCGTACAGCCCGACTTCCTCTGCGCTGCCCAGCGTCACAGGTTTCTCCATCGCCTCGCGCAGCTTTGTGTAAAGCTTTTCGATATATTCTTTCATCTCATCACGCCTCCTGCATGTATCGGTAGAGTTTGTCCACGTCGTTCTGATCAAAGCGCATATCGCCCAGCAGCGGGACGGATACAGTCAGCTTGTTCTCAAATCGCGGGCGCGCCGCGTTGTAAAGCTTATCGAGATCGATGTTTCCGGCGTCGTCGAAGATCTGCATCATCTTTACCGCCGGATTTTCGCGCAGCGCGAGGATCTTCTCGCGGCTGCCTTCCATGATGAGTGCAAGCATGATCCCGGCCCCGATGCCCTTGCCGCCCGGCAGGTGCGGAATGACCTCATTGTCTGCGTAGCGCATCGCGCCGCGCATGGCCTGATCTATCGTCACTGTCATCGCAGATTTCCTCCTTTAAGGATGGGGCGGCTATTGCCGCCCCTTTGGCTTAGTTGTTGCAGCAGCTGCAGCACTTCGGGAGCGGATCGTAGAGCGTCTGGGGCGACGTTGCGGTTCCGGTTGTGACGTCGGCGACCTGCTTGGGGTAAAACGTCGCGTTGACGTAGGTTTTCAGGGCGTTGTCGCCGCAGCAGCGGCGTTCGGCCTCCATCTTTACCGCGCTGAGCGCCTCCTTGCGGACGCAATCAACGTCCTGCTTTACAAGCGTAAAGCTATCCTCGGTGCGCTGGTTGTGTACGGCCTGCTTGCACAGTGCCTCACGGACGTCCTTGAGCTGTCCGTCGATATAACCGTACATCTCCAGCATTTTCTGATCGTTGTACGTGTTGGCCTTGAGCAGCGCGATCTCGCTGTCCTTCGCGGCCAGCTTCTGCTCCCGTTCAAGATCGTAGCGCGTGACCGGCATGTTCTCGCTGCACGTCGGCTCCTGCTGCCGCGAAGCCAGCGCAGCGGCCAGCGCTGCCATGGCGGGCGTCGCCGCAGCCGCCGTCACTTCTGCGGCAGCCGCCCGGTTGTTCTGTCCGAGGCCACCCAGCAGATTGCCGAGCCCGCCGTTTGCCAGCCCCAGCGCGGCGCCGCCGATGCCGAAGCCCAGCGCAGTCCCCGCGAGTCCCTTGCTTGCGTATTCCATAAAAAATACCTCCGGTAAAAATAAGTAAGCTGGCCAGCTCCTATCCTCAGTCTACCGGCTTCACGCTTTTTCTGGGGGACATTTGTGGGACACTTCCGGGGCATTTGTGTACCACCTGTCATTCTCGATACTTTTTAAAAATTTTTTTGAAAAGTGCTTGACATATACGGTATTACGGTATATAATAAAGCCATAAGATAAAACAAAAACAAATTACGGAGGGCAACGACAATGGCAAAGGCGAAGATTACTTGCAAATGCGAAATCTGTGGGGGCACGTTCGAGCACGTCCGCACTTGCGCCAACAGCAGCGACGCTGCTTCCTACGAAGAGTGGGCGGCGGAACACGTTACTGTCTGCCCGTCCTGCTACGCCGCAGCGAAAAAAGCAGAAGCAAAGGCTAAACTAGATGCATACATTGCCGCCGAGTTCGGCACCGAGCATCCGCTTCCCAAGATCACCGGCGTTTCCGAAAAGCAGATTTCCTATGCAGAGGCCCTGCGCGACGAATTCATCTCTCGTGATCTTGCGGGCTGCCACGTAAAGCTCGCCAGATTCTTCGCGGTGGAAGATAAAGTCCGGCTCGAAAACATGAGTGAAGAATGGCACGCCGCAGCAGAGAAGCGAGCGGAATCGGAAGGCCTGTCCGTCGAAGCATGGTTCACGAAAAACCGCCCGGCAATCGTAGCCCGCACTTCCAAGATTACAATCGTCGATGTTGTAAAAAAGCTTGAGCTGATCGTAACGGAGTCCAACGCGTCGAAGCTAATTGACGCGTTGGGCTGAGAAGAATGGGCGTATAATAAGACCATAAGATAAATTAAATGACGGAGGTAAATAAAATGTACGAAATGAACAGGGATATGATGGACACCATGATCCGCGACTGGCTGGCAGACAATGCAGAGGAGATGGCCGATCTGGTCGTCGATTACGACAGTATCCGGTACGACGATAATGAAGAAGAGTGGATCGCTGACGCGCACGACGACAGCACCAGCTACACGCTCAAGGCTTGCAGCGATGGTTTCATCCGCATCTGCTGATGATTGCGGCCAACGCAAGCAAGGAGGACGCGGGAATGAACGGCTACCAGCAGGCGATGATGCCGAAAATTGCAAAAATGAGGAGGAAACAACAATGGAAAACGTAGAGGAAATCACCAGAATCATGAAGGCCGGAAGCGCCGCCGGTCGCGCGCAGGAACCGATGCGGTTTGTGACGCAGGAGGAACGCAACGCATGGTATGAGGAACAAACGGAAATTCTGGCGAAGGTTATGGCTCCAGTAGGAGACGAACCTTACGGCAAGAACCTGCAAGGGCATAAGATTGCGGAACGCTTCGCGGATATCCACACATTCGAAATCTATAGACTTACCAATATCCGATACATTATCGGGGATTTCGAAACATACGAAGAGTACGCAGCCCACTGCCGGGCGGAAACAGAAGCATGGTTCGACAAGCTGCAAGCAGATTTAGAGGAGGAATAAAAAATGACTGCACATCTTTACCGCATCCGTTCTGATTTTAGGAATATCCCGGATAAGATTTTCATCAAAGCCACCCAGAAGGAGAATTATCCCGGATCGTGGCTTCACGCAGAAATTGAACTGCCGGATTTTATTCGTGTAGCTGAAACCGAGGCCGGTGACGGCTTCCTGTTCACGCAAGATGAAACTATCACGAAAGTTTACATCGAAACTGCGGAGCGCTTGGACGGCGACGCAATTAAGGGAACGGTGAGCATCCGCAGCGCAAGCGGACGTATGCTTGCAGAATGCGACGCCATGTGGCGATGAGAACGGGGGGGCGTGAATCATGCCGAGTGAGGCCCAAAAGCGCGCCCGCGACAAGTGGGACGCCACAAACATGACGCTGGTAAGCTGCAAGATGCGGCGCGACCTTGCTGACGATTTTAAGTCTGCCGCAAAAGCAAACGGCACAACGCCCAGCGCCTTGATCCGTGGGTGGATCGACGCGTATATGCAGAAAAATGAACCTGCCGAATAACCGCTAAGCAAAAAAGCACCCCGTGGGATCATCCCACGGGGTGTTTTTTGCGTTATGCTCCTGTCAGACGGCGGGCGGTGTTGTAGATGTGCGGCAGGCGGCGGGAGATGGTTTTGCGGTCGATGCCGATTTCACCGGCCGCGTCCAGCTGCGGGAGCCTGCGCACGATATAAAGATTCACGATCTGCTGATCGATCTCATCCAATAAGCCCTCGTCAGCGACGCGCTCCCAGTCGCTGCGCGTGAGGTGTTCCAGCTCCTTCGGCAGAGCCAGCCGCGCAGTTATGCTTTCGTCACTCCCTTCGGCCCGCCGCCGGGCATGGCTTACTTATCCTTGTGATTCAGCACAGCGATATTGCCCTCGTTGCTGACTTCGAGATCCAGCGCGGCGGCGATATCGCGCACCTTGACGTAGTTCGTGCCGTTCTTCAGGATGCGTTCGACGGTGATTTCCTTTCCGTCGACGATGATCTTGCTCTTTTCTACCATTTCGGTTTCCTCCTCTGCATTTTTTCCATCTTCGAGGGCCATCACGGTATGGCCCTCGCTTACCAGCACGTCCCCGCGCAGGAGATTGGCGTCCGTCGTCAGATACTTGCTGCCGGTCAGCAGCACAAAATCTCCCGTTGCTGGCCAATCGTGCAGCATGCAGTATGTCGTGCAGCTGTTGCCCTGCCGACGGTAGAGCGCTTCTACCGACGCGCAGCCTGCGGCCACAGCGCAGAGCATCATGAGCGCGGAGCAGTCCGTCTCCACAGGCTTTGCGATCCTGCTCACGTCCCACCCGACGGCTCTGGCTGCCTCATACGCCGTGTTCCTGTTGTCCATGTCGTATCCGATGTTCCGGTTCTTAATGGCCGCCTCGCACGTCTGCGCGGCCCGCTCGGCCTTTTTGCGGCTCTTGTAGCGCAAGATGCCGAGCCAGCGGCCATTGTACCAGTTGGAGATATTCAGCTCCCGCCCGGTCTGGTTGCCGGGCTGCTGGTTGCGGCCGCCCGTCTCGCCGAGACTGGCCTGCCCGATCTTGATGCTCATTTCTGCGCGTCCTCCTGCGGTTTGCCTGCCGCATCGATGGCGTCCTGCGTTTTCTGCGACTGCGTGCCGAAATAGAACGTGATGACCGTCAGGAAGATCGTGAGAAAGTCCTTTCCGGTGATATCGCCGCGCAGGGCGAGGACGGCGAAGATGATGGTCAGCCCAAGCGTGACGATGGACTTGACGCTCAGCAGATTGCCGAGCCGCTTCTTGATGTTTTCCATTTTTGTGTACCCCTTTCGTTATTCGACTGTTTCATTTTTCTTCGCAAAAACCCGCTTGAAGGCAAGCAGGCCAAGCTCTGTGATGGTTGCCCAGCCGGTAAAGCCGAGTACGTCGGACAGGTCGACCGACGCGCCGAGCTCCGGGTTGCGGATGACTGCAATTAGGACGGCGACGGTTTTCAGAGCGCAGGCCCAGACAATTACCGTCGTGATGAGCTGGAGCAGATACAAAACAATGGTTCGCGCCATTTCGCCCTTGCTCCACTTGCCTTTTACCCGCATATCTGCCTCCCAATTTATTGCGCACTGCTATGTCCGCACTGCGCCTCCAGCTGGTGCAGGAATTTTTTCACGTCGCCGTTCCCGCCCATTTTTTTATACTTTTCTCCGGCGATCAAACGTTCAGCCATTGGCATTTCCTCGCTCATGATCGTGAGGCGGAGGATTGCCAGATACTGTTCGTCCTGATGCTCCTGCATTTTCCCGAGCTTCTTGTCGATCTCTCCTAGGTGCTCCTCCTGCGTTGTCGCCTTGCCGCGCTTTTTCTGTATCGCGCTGACGACGGCATTGACGACCGCCGTAAGCGCGGACGAGCCGAGCACGGCGCAGACGAGGGTAACGATGATTGCCTTGGTGTCCATGGCTATGTACCTTCTTCCGTGATCTTCTTCCACCCGTCCGGGTTAACGGATGGGTTCCAGACGTTGGCGGCGAGCAGGGATTCGTAGAGCTCGTCCTGCCACCAGCCTTTTTCGCCTTTGGAGAATGCAAGGCCGGCGGTGATGGTCTCGGGGATGATGCGGAAGCCCTGCTTGTAGGCGATGTCTTCCCAGAGGGCCGGGGCGGCGTCCGGGGTGTTCTGGGCCGTGTCCCAGAGGTCGGAGGCGGCGCGCTTGATGGTGCCGCCCCAGTTGATGCGCGTGCCGGCTTTGACGAGGCTGCCAGAGCCGGTCAGGCGGGTGAAAAGCTCCGGCGCGAGACTCGCGTCGGCGTCGGTGAGACTGGCTGCGCTTTTGACGATATAGGGGCGCAGCGCCCGCGCCCGCTCGGTGTAGGTGCTCATGTTATTCCGCCTCCCCGAGCAGGATCTTCGCGGCGGTCTCTGCATCCGTCAGCGGCAATGCTGCACCCATTTCCTCATAGCTGCCTTCTGGCTCAGTACCTTTCAGCGTATGGTCTGTGAGATGAAACACCATGTCAGAAAGCACCTGATGTTCAGTTCCTTCTTCATCCGTAATAGTCACAGCCATCTTCGCGCAAAATCCTTCTGCCTGATCTTCCTTGCACGAGACATAACAACCGTTGCCGTGCAGTCGGATGGGCACAATACTGTCCGCATAACCTGCAAATGCGCCGTCTTGTTTTACTGCATACATGGTATCCCTCCAAATTTCTCTTGATAAATTTTCTCTAATCGCTCTGTGCTTGCGGTACGCAGCCGGTTTTTCCAGTACCCGTTTTCCTGCCCCGGCCATTTTTCATCCGTAAAGTCTTCGCCGCAGCCGTTTTTTGTGTACCAGCGGTACAGATCGTTCAGCATTTTCTGCCGCTCGGCACCTTCCTGCGTGTTCGGACTGAAATGCTCCCATCCGTTTTCGGACGTCGCAGCGCATATCCGCCTGCCGTCCGCTGCAAACAGGAACCCTTCAATTTCCGATACCACAGTTCCGTATCGGAGATTAAATTCTCCATCAATGCCATTCCCGCGGAACCGTTTATACACGATATACTCCATGCGCTTTTCTCTCATACGCAAAAGCCGGGCGCGAAGCCGAAGGAAGCGCGCGCGGTGCGGTCTTCGACTGTCCCGTTGGTGTTCACATTCTCGAAACCGTCGGAGCTGCTCGCAAGCGGAGAACGGAGCCACCAACGAGCGGCGGCACTCGTTCCGTTGTGCTTGTACTTTACCTTGCTGTTTCCAGCGGAATAATAGGCGTACTGCGCTTGCTTACTCGCCTCGTTCGAGTTTGCTCTCGAAATGCTCCCGAAAACCTCAAACTCCGAGAGGAGGAAAAAGTAATCCTTTGTCGCCGTGACCGCACTCGCGGATGTGCTATTATTTCCCGTATTGTCCGTGTACTTGGTAACGGACTTTAGGACTGCACGGAGCGCCGCCGGAATGACTGCGATAATCGTTCCGGAATAGCTCGAGAGGCTTGTCCCGCAAATATTTGTACGCATTTGCGAGCTCGCCCATCCGCCGGAGTTTGTTGCACTACTGTTCATAGAGAAATAGCCGGTTGTCGAAACGGGCGAGGTATAGTAACTATCGCAGAAACACACGTCCGTACCGCCGGAGAGCGCGGTCTTTGCAAGTTGGAAATGGATACAGTTTTCCCCTTCTAGGCTCGCGTTATGGTTAAATCCAATAATGAACGCATATGTTGTGTAATTAGATAGTGTAAGATGTCCAACCGTGCCGTTTAGCGTTACAGCCTTTCGGTCACCGACGCTCCAATAGTTCGCGCCCTGTCCCGCGTCGGATATATCTTTTATTGTTTCCCAAGTATTTTTATTCAGTGTCGGATATACAAAATTAAGCGACACCGCGTAACTGTCCGTGATAGTTACGGCTTTTGTGTCAGATGTTTTCCCGTCCAGCGTCGCGGATACGCTCCATGTGCCGATCTCCGGAACGATAAGCGTACAAACTCCGGTACTGTCAGATGTTCCGCTGATCGTTTTGGAGCCATTTGTCGCTGTGACCGTCGCACCGGCAGATACCGTTACGACCAGCTGCGGAGCTATGCCGGTCTGAATGGCCTGAATGGCTGTCGCAAATCCGTCCGGGTAGACCAGTGGTGCGGACGTGCCGCCCTTTGCCCGGATCGCATCCGCGACCACTGTCAGGTCAGCCGTATTCGTCAAATATTCCGCCATCAGAAGCTCCCTCCGTTCGCATTATCAATCGCCGCAGCCGCCCATGCACCGCTTACGACCCGCAGAAATTTGCCGTTGTCAGAAGCCGTGACAGACGGCACTTCGCGAACCTTGACAGCTCCGGTTTTGCCGTTGACCGATGTTACAGGGGCGGTTTTAATGTAGTCCTTGCCAGCCACGGCCACGGCCCAGGCTGTCGGCTTCCCGCTGGCGTCCACCGCCTTAACCTTGATCAGGTCCCCGACGGCCGCTCCGGAGGCGAGGATGACGTCCTGCTTGCCGTTCCATTCGGCTTTGTTTTCGCGCACGTCGCCGATGGCCTCGTCGATCTGCGCGCCGGTATACTGGCTGTTGTACGCCATGCGATCACTCCTTCATGCACAGGAAATCCTCTCCGTCAGCCGTTTTCATGGTCTGCGACTGTCCGGACGGGATAAATCCATAATTGTCATTCCAGCTGCCGTCCGCGCCCTGCGCGAACAGCGAAATTCTGTATTCTCCGTCTCCGGAAAGCAGGAAATCGTCGTATACCTCAAAGGTGCGCTGCGTCCCCGCGGGGGTCTGGGAGAAGGACGCGATGAGCGCGCCCTTCCCGCGGCCCCAATCCTCGCCGGACTTCGTCGCGCGGCACTCGAAGGCCGTGTAGGCGATGTCCGACGAGAATGTGACGGTGATCGAGTCGAATCCCGAGACTGCCGATATCTTGTTTCCGGTGATGGAGAAGGTCAACTCCGGCGCGGCCATTAGGCTGCGCTCCACGTCCCGGCGGCGTTCTTGACGAAGACCTTCACGATCTTCACGCCGTCGCCGGAAGACGCCGATTCGAGGTCTGCGCCCTTGACGGTGACGTTGATGGCGGTGTTCTTCTTGTAGCCGCCCTCTGTGCCGCTGACGTTGGTGGAGCCGCCCGTCGTCGGGATCTGCGTGCCCGCCGTGTGCAGGCTGCTCGTCGCCGGGACGACGCGGACGGTGTATTCCTCAAAGTCCACATCGCAGACGAATGAGAACGCCGCTGCGTCGTAGCCCGTGACCTTGGAAATGCGGCTCTTGTCGGGGCCGGTGATGGTCACGGCGGGAATCGTGGAATTGAGCGTGATGGTGTCGCTGACCGCCGCAGATTCATTGCCTACGTCGTCGCGGACCTTGCAATAGATCGTCTTGAGGCCGTCGCCGTCGGGAAGCGTAATGGCCTTTTCTGCCGCGAACGTCTCCCACGACGCAGCCTCTTCCGTCTCCGCCGTCTTCGTGCCCCAGATCTTCATCTGATAGCCCGTCGTTACTTCATCGGAGACGGAGATCTTCGCGGTGACGTTGGCGCTGGTCGCGTACTGTGCGCCGTCATTCAGGATGATCGATAGACCGGCAGGTGCCAGCGTATCGAGTGTTAAATTAAAAAAGCTTGCCATTCGGATTTATCCCCTTTCTTCGCTTTTGAGTTCGATGTACAAAAAGCCGCCAGGCCTTTCGTAGATGGTTTCTGTGCCCAAGCGGGCGGATTTGATGCCCATGGAGCCGATGAACAACTCCAGAATGCGTTTGATTCCAACTGCCAGCATGTCAGCCCTCCACCAGATACAGCGTCCGCGCGTCCTTTTCGTCCAGCGCGTCATAGTCCGATTTTGTCAGCACGCGGATCTCATCGATCTGCGCCGATGCAATGCCTCCGCCGCCTCCGCCGCCCGACTGGCGGGCTTCGTTGATGGCGACAACGAGGTTGTCCTTATTGTAGGTCCCGAGATCGTTCAGATCACCGATCTGCGCTTGCAGCTGCGCCCAGACGGGGAGCGTGGGGTCAGTTGAGGGGTCGCCGGATGGCTCCGCCGCAGACTGCACCTTGCCGAGCGATACCCAGACGGTCGGCAGCACGACGCCGGAGGCGTTCGTGCCGTACACGCCGACGCGGGCATAGCGCCCCGCCACGGCAAGAATCTCGGCCGGGACGGTCACGGTATCGCCATCCCATTTGGCCGGGAGTACGTCGATGGTGGCCCTGCCGTTTGTAAAGACGGCGGTCTTCGTCAGCCCGTCCCAGTCGGATGAAAACGCGAATTCGATGCTGACGGCCTTCGCCATGCCCGCCGTCAGAAGCTCCGGCGGCGAGCACAGATGCGCGCAGGCTTTGGTGATGTGGATCTGGATCATGCGTCTTCAACTCCTTCAAATTCCACAAACGGCTCCAAGCACTTGATATCTCCGGCGGAAAGCCGGAGATCGAGATCAATCGGCAGCTTGATCCGCTTGAATTCCGGCAGTTCCGCCTCCAGCTCGTTTAGCTCCGCCTGCGGCCGCCCGCTCATGAGCTGGTTCCCGTAAAATTCAAGCGTCGGATTCAGTTTTGTCGCCAGAATGGCGAGCGCGTAGGCCTGCCGGAGTGGAAGATCCTGCCCGATGAGTTTTTGCAGTGGCTTTGATGCAAGTGCAATATCATATAATTTCATGGCGTCCTCCTAATTGATTGCTGTGCCGTTTACCGTTAATTTCCCCGATGAATTGCATGCGAGTGTGCAGTATCGGTATGAATTGTAATACAGCACGATCTCATCCCCTCTGACTGTCACAGGATAGCTTGATGTCCCGATTTCAAACCCTGTCGCGGACGGGGTGAGCGTCCTGCTCGACAGCGTAAGCTTGTACGAGCCGCTTGTCAGCGCGGCGACGGTCGGAGATACCGTGCCCCATTTTGCTGAGTAGTTGCTGGATCCGCTTTTCAGCAGGACTTGGCCGTCTGTGCCTCCCGTTGGGAGCATTCCGTCAGGGCTGCCCCACTCGACTGCATAGTCGGTTCCTCTGGACTTTTTGAGCACTTGCCCGGTACTGCCGCCGGACGGGAGTGTCCCACTGACGTCGCCCCATGCGCAGGCGTAGTTTGATGCGGACGATTTTTTCAGCACCTGCCCGGTTGTTCCGCCGGTCGGGAGGATGCCGTCCGGGCTGCCCCATGTGCAGGCGTAGTTTGACGCGGATGTTTTTTTCAGCACCTGGCCGGTCGTTCCGCCGGTCGGGAGTGCCCCCGGCAGGCTGCCCCACTTGACGGCGTATTCCTTCGTACCATCCTTGAGGAGTGCCTGCCCGTCTGTCCCGCCGCTCGGGAGGCCTGCAATGGTGCCCCATTCCAGTGCGTAGTCCTCGCCGGACGATTTCTGCAGAACCTGCCCGGTGCTGCCGCCCGCCGGGATACCAACGGCTGCATCCGCGCCCGGAGCTCCGACAGCGAACATGACAACCTTGCTTCCGGACAGCTCCAGCACGGCCACGCGCTGGCCTGCCGCGAATTTTACCGCCGTGTTGCATTTATAGTGCTTCTCGGTCGGCTCTTCCGCGCCGTCCAGCGTGATTGTCAGTCCGTCTTCCTCTACCGTCGCAACGGTTGCAAGCTGAAAAGGCTGCTGCGGTTCTTCCGCCGTTTTTTCTTCCTCTGGCGTTTCGGTGTACAGGCTGTCAACGCCCTCCATTATGCAATCACCGTCCTTTTTGCAGAGTGTGTCATGAGACTTCCAGCTGACAGCTGCATCTGCCAGCCGGTTTCGAGATAAATGCCGCCGATTTCGTCATGCGTAAGCGCGATCACGTCCCCGACGCCGTGGCCGGGGTCGTTGAGGGTGTAAAATGTGATCGCGCGGGCGGACAGCAGTGACTCGTTTCGCAGGCGGTCGGCGTAGGCCTGCAGTTCGTCCTGCGAGGCGATATTGTCTACCTTTACAAGCGACGCGATGCGCATATTGCGGCGGAATGTGGATTTCCGCGACTGCGGGTTGTCATTGACCGCTGTCGCAACCATGGGCTGCTCCAAGTCCGGGTTTGAGCAGACGCAGATAAACACGTTGGGCGCATCAAAGAGGTCTTCTTCGTCCGACCAGTCTGGCCCCGGATGGCGCTCCGGCAGAAACAGTTCCGTCGTGCCATAGGCCCAGTCGATATTCTGTGCGCTCGGCTCCTGATACGGCTCCAAGCGGGCAACGCCGGAGGCGTCAAACCAGAGGCTGTTATAATTGATCTCTTCGAGCAGCGCGTTGATGATCGTCAGGTAGCTTGTGCCGATGTCCCAGTCCTCGCGGTCGGTCTGCAAGGCCGCGTCTGACGGCGTTGCGATTACGAGTGCAATTCCGCAGGCTGTCAGCAGTTTGCGGATCTCGGTAATATACGACGAGCCTGCCGCAAGGTGCAGGATGGTCTCGGTTCGGTTGCTGTACACGCGCCAGCCGCGGTCGTAGGCCTCGATCTCGACGCGCTTCTGTCCGGCGGCTCCCTTGGTGCTCGGTGTAGCAGCCTGGTAGACGCCAAGCGGCGTCTCCGCGCCGTTGATCGTCATAACGGGCCGCAGCTCGTCGGACAGATAATCTACTGCGTCGTTCGGCAGGAACGTGCCCTTGAGGCTGCCGTGGATCGTCGCGTCGCGGGTGCACATGATCTGCGGCGGGCTGCCGGTGTCCCATTGGATCTGTGTGAGGGGCGCGCCGTTTCGGAGCACGTCGATGCGGTAGCTTACGTCACGGGTCAAGTGTGATCGCCTCCTCCCGGTTGGTGTGGGTGACAGTAAAGGCGTAGCGGCGCATGAATTCGTCGATGTTTGTTTCGAGCGAGGCAAGCGTACCAATCGCCATGTTGCCGTAATGATCTTTCAGACAGACGAGTCGGCCCACAAGGGCTTCCAGCGCGAGGGCGGCGGCCCGCTGGCTGTGCGGCCAGGCGCAGGCGACGGAAATGGCGCGGTCGCGCTGCTCGCTGCGCTCTTCGACGGGGTAGGCAAGCCCGGCCAGATGGACGGTCGAGACGCCTGCGGCGAAGCTTGCGCGATTCGTCCGCAGCTGCGTCTCGGACAGGCGCATTTCGAGCCACACGCCGGTTTCGAGGTCGCAGATCATGTTCGTCTCCGGCAGGATCTCTGCGGTGTCCGAATTGGACACGCCGTAATTGTCGCTGTCTGCGTAGCAGCCGCGCACGCGGTAGGTCACGCTGCCGATGCTGGTGTGATCGACGTACTGCTTCTGCGCGGTGCGGGCGATGGCGATTCCGTCCCGCTCGATCAGATAAAAATCATAGCTGCCTGCGGTCTGCCAGGTCAGCGCGGCTTCATGGCCCGAGTCGACCGACAGTGTGATCGCCTCGCCCTCGGTGTGTGAGATCGGCAGGGCAGCTGCGCTCCACTCGGACCACATACCGTACTTGTTCTGCACGCGCACGCGGACAGTGTAGCTGCCGTCGGCGAGGTAAACAGGGGAGTACCATGCCTTTTCTGTGCCGTAGACCGTGCCGGAGGCGTAGCCGCTGGACAGCGTCAGCTGATAGGCTTCCTGCTCGGAGGTCTGCCAGCTGATCTTCGGTCGCGGGCCTGTGGACTGGATCACGATGGACGGTGCGGATGGGGCGTTGATTGCGATAAACTCTGCCTTGTCGCTCCATTCCGACGGCGTGCCGTCGGTGTTGTAGGTGCGCACGCGCCAGTATTTTGTTCCGCTTGTGAATTTGTTCGCCGGAACGTCGTAATACTGGTTTTCGCCCGTGACGGTCGCGAGGGTATTCCACGTTGTTCCGTCGGCGGACCATTGCAGATCAGCCTTGCTCTGCGGTGTGCCTGTTGAAATAATGTGCTGCCAGCTGAAGCGGTTGGAGATGGTGGCGTCTATGACAACGCCGACAGGCGATGTCGGCTTTGCCGATGGGGCAGCTTCGGCGGTAGACAGCGTGATCCAGTCGCTTGTGACGGTCGCGCCGGTGTTCAGCGTGACGGATACCGACCACTGGATTTCGTTTGCGGTAAACGTCCCGGCAGGGACGGTCACTTTCTGCGCCGTTCCGCAGGCGATGGTTTTGATCGTGCCGGAGGTTCCGGCGCGCCAGCGGAAGGTCGTTGACGCGGCCTTGATATCCTCAATGCAAAGTCCGGTTTGGTATATGCCCCACGAAAAAACGTTATCCTTTGTTTTTGGAATGTACCCGCTCTTGGGCGTCAGCCCGCCCACGCTTGCCGTTGCATTGCTGTCAAGGTAAGTTATAACCATGTACGGCTTGTAGTTGCTGCGCGATGTATCTATGCGCGTAACGTCCTGCACGCAGATCCCGTATTTGCATCCGCGGATACCCCATGTATCGGCAGCTCTCTCGCCGTGATACCACTGTGCAGCGTCGCTTTTACTCGCCTCTACCAGCACACCCCCAGCCGGAATATCCGGTTTGTTATTGTATGTTACCGAATTTTCGTCGAATGTATCTCCCAGCGGCTTAAACGAGAAGTGTTGATAAATTTTGTATACATACGATCCAACGCCATGAAGATATAGCGCAATCTTGTCTACGATTTTAAATTTTACCGATTCAGGGACTGCTGCAAAGCCAATTAAAACTATATCTCTTTCGTCAGCCGGTATGAAAGTTGCGCTGCTATGGTCGTTGGTGTTTGGATACATATAGGGCAGGTACGCAGACTTGTTCGCGTAAATTGTCACCTGCGGCATTTACTTCGCCCCCATTCTGGCTGTAATGCGTGCGTTTTTGGCGATGCGGAGGATGGTGTCGAGGTCTTCGACGTGGTCCACATAGACGGTGGTGTTGTAGGTATCGCCGGATGTGTAGCGCGTTTCGCTGGCTGTCTGGATGCGCGATCCGGACGGCAGGAAGATCCGCTCGAGACCGTTTTCGTTCACCCGCGTCCATCCGCCTCGCCAGTTGTCCGTTCCGGCGGCGTTGCCGCCCAGATAGCGGCGAACCCATTCGTCCTCTGTGATGCCGATGGTGGACGGATCGCCGCGGGCAATCGCGTCCTCGTAGGCTTTGGAGAGGTCTGCCGCGCTCTGCCCCCACTGCTGCGCTGTGTAGCTGTCGAGCAGATTTTGGTAGTTGTTTCCGTTTCCGCTGGAGTAGCCGAAACCGAGCGCGTGCGTCATCTGTCCCCAGCCCTCGCTGATGTGGCCGGTGCTGAAGTTGATAACGCCTTTTAAAAGCTCCGCCGCGTCGGCCATGAGCGCCATGACCTTTGCAAGCGGTTGAAGCGCTTTTGTGAGCGCCGGGACGCGGTTGTTAGATAAGTCTGACATTGGGTTCAGGATATCTCCGACGGTCTCCAGCAGCATACCAAACGCGTCGACAATGCCGGAGTCCTTGAGTGCCTTGCCGCCGTCCTTGACCATGGTTGTCACGTCGCCGTAGAATTCTTCGAGGTACGGGGCGAATTCGGCGGACAGCTGGTTTTTCACGCCCTCCTGCGTCTTCTGCAGGCGCTGATAGGCGTCGTCGACCGCGCCGAGGGCAGAAAGTGCCTCGTCGTCGAGCACATACCCGACGTTGTGCGCCTCGTCTGCGTATTCCTTTAGAGTTTTCGAGCCCTGAATAATCAGAGGATTTAAATCCTGCGCCGAGCGGCCAAAAATGTCCATGGACATTGCATCCCGCTCGGTTTCGTTTTTTACCTGCCCGAGCGCATCAATCGTTTCGTAGAAAACGTCGTTCGCGCTGCGCATGCTTCCGTCAACGGCATTGATGACGGAAACGCCCAACTTATCAAAGGATGCCTTCGCATTGCCCGTGCCGTTCATCGCGTCCTGCATGTTGTTGGTCAGCTTTGTCAGGCTTCCCTGCAGGGTGTCTACGGATACGTCGATCAGCTCGGACGCATAGGCAAACTCCTGCAGTTGCTGTGTTGATTGCCCGGTCTGCATGGAAAGCGTGATGATGTTGTCGGCAAAGGCGGCGGACTCCTTCGTCATGGAGATCATGGCTTTTTCCACCTTGACGATCGCCGCCGCGACGGCAGCGAAGCCGCCAGCCAGCGCCAGTGACTGCGTATCGAGGCTCCCCATGGCGTTCATAGAGGACTTCATGCCGTCCGGCAGCTGGATTCCGAGCTTGGACGTCAGGCCGTTCACCACGTCGCCGAGGTTGCCCATCTCCTTGCTGGAGTCGGCGATCTTCTGCTTGTTCTCGTCAAACTGGTTGTTGAGATTGTTTAGCTCAGCCTCGGCGTTGTTTAGGCTGGCCTGCCACTGCATTGTGCGCTTGTCTGCCTCGCCGTATTTTTCTGCGGACTGCTGCAATGCGGCACGCAGATACTCGATCTTTTCGGTCTGCGTGGAAATCTTGCGCTCTAAGACGTCATTCTTGGCGTTTAGGGCCTCTACGCTGTCCGCGTTCTGCGCGTAGGCAGAGGATACCTTGCGCATTTCCGAGTCCAGCACCTTCATGCCGCTGCCGATCTCGGAAATGGCCTGCTTGTATTCTTTTTCGCCCGAAAGCGTAAATTTTGTATTGATATTCGGCATGTTAGGTGCCTCCGTTCAGATAGGCCGACAGGCTCTGCGGCTGTTCCTGCTGCTTTTGCGGCGCAAGCGCGTCAAGCAGGAGCGTTATGCGGCGCGGGTTCATGGTCTTCCAGAAATCCCGCTCCGGCAGATGCAGCCGGAAGAGCCAGATTGCGAGGAAGCCGGGGAAATCAAAGCCCAGCTGCTTCGGTTTCCCCGGCGGTGTCAGTTTTTTTCGTCTTCCGGCGTTTTTTCACCGAGTTCTTCCTCCGGCGGCGTGACTGCAGCCTGAATCAGCGGGTAGATCCGCGTCCCGGCCTCGAGCGTCTGGTGCATGGTGATCTTCCGGCCCAGCTGCTTGCTGGTAAAGCGCAGCGGAAGGCCGTTTTCGTCGGTGATGCCCTGCGTGTCTGCGGCGTCGGTCAGCATGGCGGCCAGGAAGGCCAGCGTGCTTTTGAGGCCGTGCACCGTATTCAGCGCGCGCAGCAGATTGCCGTCGTATTCGTCCTGCACGTCGGCAAGGACGTTCATGTTGCAGGAGAGCCGGTATACCCGGCCCTCGAATTCATAGTCAATGGTTTTCAGTTTGGTCGTCTCCATCAGGTTTCACCCAACTTTCCCTTGATCCAGGCAACGGCCTCCGCCGCGGTGTCGACGGTCTCGGTCTCGAGCAGCAGCTCGTCGGTGGAATCGTCTGCGAGAAATTCGCCGGTCGTGGTCGGCGTGTTGAACTGGATGTTCTCGCCCTTGGTCTGGTAGCTCAGTGAGGGCGGGCCGAACAGCGCTTTCGGTACCCAGACGCAGGTGTATTTGGTCACGCCGTCGATCTTATCCGGCGCGTAAAAGCCGACGCCGACATAGTTTGCGATGTCTTTTGCCGAGAATTTCAGATTTTCCTTGCTCGTATCGGATGTGCATCCGTAGAGCATGGCCTGTGCGGCCCTTTTGATGTACTTGACGGCCAGCGAGATCGTGCCGCCGGTGGCAAGCTTGATGTATTCGGCAAGCTTGGATTCCGCGTACAGGCGGCCCTCGGCGAACTTGAGTTCCAGCTGCGCGCTCATGGCGTCGCCGACGTCAGTCGGCTCTGTGTAGGTCACGGTGCCGGACGTGTTTTTATACTTTCCCGCCCGGATGCCGCGTAAGTCAAAACTAGGCATTACAGTAAGCCCCTTTCTTTCAGCTTTTGTGTGAGGATTTTTTCGAGTTCCGTGTTCACGCGCTTCTGCGCGTTCCTTACGCCCTTTGTCCAAAAATAAGTTCCTGTGATTTGCCCGTACTCCTTCGCACGGCCGTAATTCAAAACAAAAAGCACGGTCGCCCTGCGCGTTCCGTGCTCGTTTTTGCCAACTGCCGTGATGGTGATATACGGATCTCCGTTTTTGTCCTGTTTGATGGTTTTTCGGTATTTCACGCTGGAGGCGTAGGCTTCCGTGCGGAACCCGCTCGCCCGGACGGCATTTTGCAGCTCCTCGACGATGATATCCCCGGCGGCGTATAAAAGTTCCTGCTGCGTTTCGTCGTCAAATGCGTTTGCCTTTTGGAGCGTCGCAATGAGCTCATCCGTGCCTGAAAACGAGATCTTAGCCATATTCCGCGCCCTCCGTTTCGGCGATGAGCGCGATCTGCGTGCGGCCTGTTTCCTTGTCGTAGATTTCCATGTCGACAGTGGCGATGTAGCCTGCTGTCTCCAGCGCGGCTTTTGCGCGCTTCAAAAGTCCGGCGGCAAAGCCCTCGGCGAAGATGGAAACGGCGTACTGCACGCCGGTCTCGGCCTCGCCGCCCTCGGCGTAGAGCTGCCCGGACTGGCCGAGCAGCTGATAGGTGATGTAGGTTTCTTCCCCGCCCTTGTATGGCGGATGGCAGACCGGAACGCCCAGGCTTGATAGTGCCTCGTAGATCATCATGCGCCGTCCCTCCGTTTGCAGGTCAGCTCGATTTCTTCTGTTTCCTGCCCGTAGCTGCGGACGACGTCAAAGACGTCGGAGCCGCAGACGAGCTGCTGCTCGCCGCCGTATTCCGCGCTGTGCATGCGGAAAATTGCGTCCGTGCGCTTGCCGGCTTGCGCGGCCTGATAATACTCGGCGCGGTTTACGGACTTGCGGGCAGCCCAGACGGTGGTTTCGCGTTCGAGCTTTTCCGCCGTCTGGCCGTTTACGATGGGGTAGGAGAACAGGCGCAGCGTGATCTGCGTGTCAAAGATCACAGCAAGCACCTCCTGCTCCGCCGCTGGCTTGGACTGCCCTGTAATCGTCGGACAGCCCCATAGCGTCGCGGATATCTGCAAAGCAGGTCTTCCATTCCTCGCCGCGGCCGCAGAAGTCATGCTGCCAGCGGACGTAGGCGCGGACGGCGTCCTTTACCAGCGGATCTTCGTCCGCTCCCTCTGCGCCCGCAAGGTGCAGGCGCATGAGGCAGGCGTCGATCTCGTCTTTGAGCTCGTCGTCAAGGGCGTTTGTGGTCAGCCGCAGGGCGGTTTTTGCAACGTTGATTAAAGCCAATTGTCATCCCTCCCTGTTGGCCGCGCTTTGTCAGGCCTCCTTCTTGGTCAGCGTGACGAGGCTGTTCGTGTCGACACACTTGCCATCGACAAGTGCCAGCGCGACGGTCACCTCGTCGTCGGTCGCGTTGTCTGTGTACTTGCGGAAGGTCATTCCGAGGTTCTCGTTCCAGAGGTAGTCCTTGAAGTTGAAAATGAACGCAAAGATCGTGTCCGCAGTCACGCTCACTGTGAAGGACGGCAGATAGTCGCCGACGAGGACGACTTCGCGGCCAAAGAGCGAGTAGACCGGCTTTCCGCTGAGTCCATAGTTGACGCGGGCGACGGGCTGCTTCTTGTCGTCCACCATGCCGACGATCTGCTCGAAGAAGGTCTTCTTCGACATGCACCAGACGGCGTCTGCGTCGTAAGCCTGCGGCAGCGCGGCCTCTGCCTTGACCAGATCGGTGTACGCCAGCGCGGTCGTTTCGGCAGCGATGTCGATGTTCTGGCCGGTCGGCGCGGTCTCCTTGGTAATACCCTTCGGCTGGCCGGAGCCGGAGCCGCTGATGATGGCCTGTTCCTCAGCCTTGACCATGGCCTCGGCCACGTTGGCGACAAACTGCGATTCAAACATCGGGTAGGTCACGATGGAGACCTCGAGCGACATGGAGATCGCGCAGCGCAGCTTGTGGTATGCGAACGTGATGGAGCCGAGCGCCTTCTTCTGCTTGTCGGAGCCTGCGCCCTCGGCCACCCAGGAGGCCGTCGGCTTGGCCGTGCTGGTCGGGACGGTCACGCCGCCCTTGTAGGACGTGTGCGTCACGCGCGGCAGGATCATGCCGGTCGCTTCGATCTTTTCGTAGATCTTCTGCAGCGTCGTGGTCGGGATGGCCGCGCCGACGTCGGAGGTCTTTGTGTTCGCGTCCGTGTTGGTCAGCTCTGCCGGGATCTTTTTGCCGGTCAGGACGTAGTTCATAAAGGCTTTCTTGTACTCGTCGGTGTCGTACCGGTCGAGCACGTCCGGAGTCTTCTCCGTGCCGGACAGGTCGACGGACTGTGCCGCCGCGGCCGGGGCCGCGACCTTCTGGCCCGCAAGGGCGTTGAGGTTCGCCTGGATCTTGGCTTCCTCCTCAAATTTGGCGTCGAGGGCCTCGACTTCTTTCATCTTGGCCTGCGCCTCTGCGGTCTTGCCTTCGTCCAGCAGCTTCTGGGCGTCGTCCATGAGCTTCTGGCGCTGGATGTTGTAAATTTCCTTCGTCATTTCAATTCTCCTTTGAGTTTTAAAAATTTCAGTTTTGCTTCTGCCTGCGCCCGTTCGGGCATAAAAAAATCAGGCTCTGCGGCCTGACCTTTTAAAAAGTTTTCCGCGCGCCGGAGCGCGTCTTCGCTGAGCATGCCGGAATAAAAATCCGCTGCCAGCGGTTTCTGGCCGGTATCCGGCTGCATCACGCGGTCGACGAGGCCGAGCTCTACGGCCCGCTCCGCTGTGATCCATGTTTCGGCGTCCATCATGGCGGCGATCTCCGCTTCCGGCCTGCCGGTCTTGGCGACGTAGGCCGAGATAATGGCGTGGTTGGCGTCGCGCAGCGTCCCTGCGGTGTGCTCCATCTGGCGGTAATCGCCGCTGGCCTCGGTCTGGACATTGTGGATCATCATCATGCCGGTCGGTGTCATTTCCGACTCGCCTGCCATGGCGATGATGGACGCGGCCGAGGCTGCGAGGCCTACAATGCGGATGTGGACGCCGCCGGCGTAGCTGCGCAGGGCGGTGTAGATCTCGCTTGCGGCGAAGATCTCGCCGCCGCCGGAATTGATTTCGACTTCGGCCCGCTCGCCGTTTCCCTTGGCAAGCGCGTCCGCTACGGATCTCGGGCTTGTCGCCTCCATTCCGTAAAACTGATAGAAGCGGTGCTGATTGCTGGATACGATGGGCCCGCGAATGCTGATTTTCATGTGGTTTCATCTCCTTTCTGCGTGGTGTTCCGGTCGACCGGCTGCGTGTCCAGCCTGCGGATCGGCTTGTCTCCGCCGTCTACCGGTGCAAGATTGAACGCACGCCGCCATTCATTCGGCGTCAGCGCGCCTCGGTCGACCAGCTGCAAAAGGTTCAGCTTTGTCGATGTCGAGGCGAAGTCCCAAGCGGAGGCCTCGAATACGATGCGATTCCCGCATCCGCGCTCGCGCCGGGAGAAAAGCTTGCGGGTGTACTCGCCGCTGAGCTGCTTCAGCACCGGCTCGATCTCGGCGTCAAAATACGCGCTCTGTTCGTCCTCCGTCGCAATGGACGTGACGATATGCGGGTTGGTATTAAACAGAGCGTAGATGCGTTGCGTGGTTTTGTCCATCTGGGCGGCGTTCGGCACGTAATCCTTGGGGTCGATCTGCTTGGCCTCGGCCTTTGCGTCGACTGCCGCAACGCCCGTGCCGTTGGAAACGTCGAGGAAACTCGCGGCGAAGTCCTTCGCGCGCTGCGTCACGTCCTCCGGGCGCATGGACGCGGCGAACATCAGCAGCCAGCGAATCACGGCGCTGTTTCGGATGGCCTTTACAATGCCCTGATCCGTCGTGGTGACGATCTCCATGAGCGGCACGATGGCCGGAGCAATGGGGTCGCCGAAGATATCATTCTCGTAGAAATCCCCGCGCAGGTGGATCACATCGTCGTAGGCAAATGTCAGGACGCTTCCGTTCTGCATATAAAATTTCAGGTACAGGTTTCCGCCCGCGTCGTAGACGGCGTCGGCCTGCATGGCCGCGACCGGGAAAATGGCGTTCGGCAGGCCGTTTTCATCCCGCAGGATCACGGCGAAGGCGTTGTTGTTGAGGACCAGCTGCGCGGCCAGCTTTTCCTGTAGCATCTGCCCCGTCATGTACTGATTCGGCTCCTCCAGCAGGAAGCGGATGTACGGCTCCGGGTTGACGGCGAGCTTCCGCGCCGAGGCCGTGACCGTCTCCCGGATGTGCTTTGCCGTCAGCTTGCCGATGGCCTTGATCTTCGGGCGGATACAGGCGCGGACGATGTCGGACTGGTACATCTTTCCGTTATAGCTGTAAAAGCCATTTCCGCGCTCCTGCACCATCTGGACGGTCGAGACGCGCTTGGTGGTTGTGATATTCGTCAGGAGGTTTTTCAAAAATCCCATTTTCTCACTCCTAGAGCATACTTGCATATTCCGCCTGCTTCTGATCGTAGATCGCGTAGGCGTCGAGCAGGGCCGCCGTGCCGTCAATGCGGCGCGTGGACTTGCTCGTCTTGTGCGGCTGGATATTGCCGTTTTTGTCCTCGTCGTAGGCGGTGTTTGCCAGGCACCACTTGTCGATGGGGTTGTTGTTGTAGACGATCCGCTTGGATTCCAGATCGTTCCCGCAGCGCTTCATCGGCTCGGAAAGCGTTTTTACGCCCTGATGCACGGGGTGCATGGCCTCGGATCCGAAGTAGTCCGCCATGCTGTCCGTCCAGTAGGTCGCCGACCATGCATCATAGCCGATAAATGGTATAAAAATATCGAGGTCTTCCTGCACCTCGACAAACCATGCTTTGACGTCCTCATAGCGGATCTTGTTTCCCTCGGACAGCCGGAGCAGCCCGCGCTCATTCCACTTATCGTATGGTATTTTGTCCTCGGTCACGCGCTTTTCCAAAAGCTCCTGCGGCAGCCAGTACATTTGCAGCACAAACAGGATATCCGGCAATTCTGGCACTTGAAAAATTACCTTTGCCGCCGTCAGGTCAGTGGTCTTGGAGAGGTCCGCGCCGCCGATGCCGTATCGCGGGTAGGAAAGCACGCGCTCCTGCGTCTTGCCGTCCGCCATGTGGTGCTGCCAGATCAGGCGGCGGTTTTCTTTGTCGAGCCGGAAGGTGTCGCGGTTGTCCAGCTGCTCAAAATTGAGCCAGGCTTCGGAGGACGTTTCGCGGATGTTGAAATCCTTGCAGACGAGGTTTCGGACGAGGGCCGGGTTTTTCTCCGCCCGCTCGACCCGCTCTTTGAGGGCCGTGTAGGACTTGATCGTCCCGAGGCCCGGATTTGCCTTTTTCCAGCAGTCCGGGTCGGTCCATTCGCTGCGCTTGTCGAGCTCGTAAATAAACGCGATCCGGCGCGGGTCGTGGTACCCGTCCGGATCTTCGTAGCCGTTGATGATGCGCTCGGCTTCTTCGTATTTCTCGTCGTAGATGTCTTCTCGGATGGTGCCCGCGGTGGAGGTGATGAATCGCAGCGGCTGCGCGCGGGCCTGATCGCCGTCGGCAACGATGTCGTACAGCGGTCTGCCGTTTTTCCACTGATGGAGCTCGTCCATCATGGCCCCGTGGATATTCAGGCCGTCGAGCGTGTCGCTGTCCGAGGACAGCGGCTTGAATACGCCGTCGTTATAATCGCTGTCCACCTCTCCGACCAGACAGCGCGTCCGTTTGCGCAGTGCCGGTGATTTCTGCACCATGCGCTTTGCTTCCTGCCAGATGATCTTCGCCTGGTCGCGTTTGGTCGCGACGGCGTAGACCTCCGGGCCTGCTTCGCCGTCCGCCAGCTGCAAATACAGGCCGACGCCTGAGGCCAGCAGCGACTTGCCGTTTTTCTTTCCGACAATGAGGATCGCTTCGCGGTACTGCCGGTTTCCCTCGATATCGATAAAGCCGAAGATCGTCGCCAGCAGCGCCTTTTCCCACAGCTCCAGCTTGACGAGCTGCCCGCCCGCTTTGCCCTTGGAGTGGTGGCAGTAGTTTTCGAAAAATTCAAGGACGTGGTTGGCACGTTTCGGCGAGTAGTAAAACTCGGAATTTTCCGCTCCCAGCTGCTCTACAACGTGCCGGTAGGTCTTGTGGACTTTCAGGCTGACGGCCTCGCGGCCGTCCTGGATAGCCTGCCAGTATTCGAGGATGGGGTTGTAGGTCTCCGGGTAGCGCGTGAGTTTCATTCCTCGTCACGCTCCCGGACAAAGCTTGCAAAGCCGTCGTCCTCCTGCTTCGGCGCGGTGTCCGGCTTCGGCAGGAGCGCCGTGAGCTGCTTGATGATCTTCTGGTAGTTCGCGTTCGTGGAGTTGTACGCCTGCCCGATCGGCCTGGCGCGGTCATAGGGCTCGAGCCGCTCCGACTGCTGGAATTTCTCCGTCCAGCCGTTTTCCCGCAGGTCGTCCGCCATGTCCTCGCACTCGATGCGCATAAAGGCTGCCTGATCGATGAGGCCTGCGACAGTTCCGGCTGCTTCCTTCGGCAGATTCCGGTAAAGCTTTTTCAGGCGCGCTTTCTCCGCGCGGATCCGCTGTTCTTTGGTTTTTTTCCGCTGATTCGCCACAGAAAACGCCTCCTTTTCGCGTGATTTTTGCCGTCTGTCCGCGCGTGCGCGTAGATTACTTATCGCCGCGCTTTTGTAGGGGGGCCTCGCGAACGGCCTGCGTATTCTTCCGAGGTGGGGCGTGCGGTGATCTAGCCGGCGCCCCGGCCTCGCGCGACGGGGGGGATCGGGTCTCCGGCGGCGTCGAAGAAAATTTTTTGCGTCAGAGATTTTGCGACGCCGTGCCCGTCAAACTGATCGTGGCAGTCCTTGCAGACGAACTCGAGGTTGGAGTAGGCCAGGCTGACGTCCAGGTCGGTGATGTTGTCCGGCGTGAGCGCCCGCTTGTGGTGGACGATGTAGCCCGGTTTGTCCCGGCACTCTTCGCAGAGCCCGCCGTCGATGGTCCGGCGGAACTTGATATACCCGGCGCGGCATTTCTTCCAGCGCCCGGACGCATAAAAGCGTGCGGCCCATGGCTGCATCCTGTTCCCTCCAATTCTTCACGCTATCACTGTAGCACAGATTTTAGGCTCTGTTAGCTCAACTTTTGCTGTAGCCCATTGCCCGCGCTGCCTCGTAGACAAAGCGGCTGTACATCCGCTTGGCCGTGGATGTGCTCACGTGTACCTGTCTGGCGGCGGACTCCAGACTCTCGCGCGGCCAGATCCATGTATGCAGGCGCACGATCTCCAGCACATCGCCGCCGTCCCGCCAGGTCTGCACGGTGTTGATGGCGGACTGGATCGCTGTGTAGTCCTCGTACTCCCGTGAGGACAGGACGCGCACCGCAATGTCCTCGACGGCGCGGCCGGAGGATTGCCCGCCTGGCTGTGAGGAATATCCCGGCGTGATCTTCTGCCGGCTCATATCCCGAACCTTTCGGCTCAGTTTCGGGTATTCGCCGATGGTGCGGCAGACATTCCCGTACCACCAGTATCTCGGTTTCGACATCTGTTCAGCTCCTTCCTTCTTCGTCGCAAAACTCAACACATTTACAAGGCTTAAAGAAGGCGGCTCCCGTTCCGCTTATGTGTCTCGTTTTTGGGGTCCCATACATATTTGAAATATAGGAATCCATACTGCGTGGCTCTGGACTCGACGAGGATGTAGCCGCGCGGGGCGACTGGCGGGCGCGTCGTGCTGTAGTCCCGGACCGCCTCGGTCGCTGGCTCCGGCTCCGGCCGGGCGCAGTTGCGACTGGCCTTGTACCGGTGGCCGCCGAACTCCTTGCGCCAGTGGCCGTGCAGGTAGTTGGCCAACGCCGTGTAGTCCTGCCCGTGGTCGACCTTATTTTCGTTCTCATCCAGATAGTAGTTGTGCTTCCGCAGTGGCTTGCATTCGATGACGCTGCCGAGGCCCCAGAGCCTGCCCAGCTCATCGGCAGGAATGCCGTCCGTGATCAGGTGCAGGTGGAAGCGGTTGGTCGACTTGCCCCGGCCGTAGACGATGACGATCTTCGCGTCCGGGTAGCGGTAGGACATGCGTCGGTAAAAATTATCCCGGATCCGGCGCATCTCCTGCGCGGTATGTACCTCATGTTCGGGGTCGAGCGTGAGTGTGGAGTAATAGCTCGACGGGGAGAAGTTGGCGTTGACCAGCGCCGCGAACTTTGCAGCCGAGATCCTGGTGTTGAATTCCTCGCGTTCTTCCTGCGACTGGAACCGCGGCTTCTTCGGTCGGCTGGTCTTCGGATCCGCGCCATCGGACACGGTATAAACGATCTGCGTACATACCGCCCCGGTAAACAGGCGGCGCTTGTGTCTCTTTGCCATCATCCACACCTCTTTCTCCCGGGCGTACAGAGCCGTCCGCCCCTACAGGTCTTCTGCCCGCTCAAAGCGTGGCCGGAGATTCCGGCCACAGTTTCAACGGTCAGTTCGTGTATCCGCACGCCTTGCATGTGCATACGTCTGTCTCAGCGTCCCATTCGCAATCTGATGCCCCGCATTTCGGGCAGTGCCCCCACGCGCCTCGTGCTCCTTTTGGATCTGGCCCCGGGCCGATTGGCAGCTTGCCGCACAGCGCATCCAGTCTGCGGCTCAGGCTGCGCGCCTTGAGGTATACCAGCACGCCCAGCGCGATCCATTCCAGCGCAGCAGCAAGCTCCAAAATCTCAATGATCATTTTCTTCTCCTTCCACTCCTTCCAATTCTCCTTTGCAGTATGTGCAGCGGCTCGGCAGGCTCTTTTTCAAACCGCCTTTTTTCCAGAGCTCGATGCACGGTTTCTCCGGTCTGCCGCAGTATGGGCAGCGGTAGACACGGAAGATATCATCCCAGCGCCAGACCATGCGGACTTCGTTTTTCTCCTTCAAACCCCATCGCCTCCCTCATTGCTTCAATCAGCCTCTTTTCAAGGTTGTCCTGGTCGATCTTCATTTCCATCGTTACGCCCTCCTGCTCTACCCATACGCCGTCCGTGCGCTTCGTAAATCCTGCTGGCGCAAAATTTCTGGCGTGTTCCAGCTCCGGCGTATGCCTGCACGTTGGATAGCTGCATTTCTCGCAAGCCTTTCTGTCGCAAAGGAACAGGATATTCCGCTCTTTCGCCCGCGATACGCCGCTCGGCAGAAGAACGACTGGCTGCCCGACCTCCGCCGCAAGCTGCTCCTGAAGCTCTTTCCGATCGCCGTCACGCAGTGTGACTGTGCATTCCAGCAAAATCATTTTCTTTTTTCCTCCACGTCTTCCGGCGGACGGGTGAACGAGAATTCCTTGCGGTTCCCAACAAACTTGGGCTCCGTCCACCTAATCCCAGCGATTTTCATGCCGCATTGCGGGCATTTTTGTGGTCTGACGATTCGTTCTTCGAGTCCAAAGTCAAGGGTGTCTTCTGCGCCAAATGGAAAGATGTGCCGTCTTGCATCGTCGCTCACGCTGAATTCGTCGAAGACATAGTCGCATACCGGGCAAACGGGGCACGAGTCCAAGACTCCCTCGCTCTTGCTTCCTCGTTTTTTGATATTTTCTTCTGTTCTTCTCTGATTTTCTTCCGCCGCGTCGTTTTCCCGGATCTTTTGGTAGTATTCCAGCAGCTTCTCCCCGGCATTTTTGAGCAGCACGGTATAGCAGTCCGGCACATCCTCCGGGAACCATCCTGCGATAAGGCCGCCGTTCAGCAGGCACTTGTCGCAGGCGTCCGCCCTGCACGCCCCTATTGCCTGCATGATCTCCGCAAAGCTCATGTCCTTTTTGCCAAGCCGCAGCGCTTCCCGGCGCTTGTCTTTCTTACTCATCCCTGTTCCGCCTCCATTTCCTTGCGCTCCTGCATAAATGCGTGCAGGTAAAGCTGCAGCAAGCCCTGTGCAGTATTTACGTACTTGGTCAGCTCTTTTTTGCTGATCAGCAGCCTTCCGGTCGTGATGATCCGCATGTCCGGCGTGCCGATCACCTGTATGCACGCCGGGTCTTCGGTCTTCTGGCCGTCTGGTGTCATCTCAAAAAGCGGCGGTACAAGCTGATCCATCGTGATCCTCGGCGGGTATTTTTCATCCCGAAATTCAACCTCCCACTTGTCGTCTTCCATTTTCGCCTGAAACGCCCCGAGCTCTCCGTAAAAAAGCTCCATGATTTTCCCCATTTTTGATACTCCTTTCACACTTCCACGCACTCATTGGCGCGGATATTGATTCTTTTGCCGCCGGACTCGATCACGTAGCCCGGCGCTTTGAACATTGGGTACCGCTCCGCCCGGTATGTGGCTCCGATCCTTGGCTGGTATTCCGGCCATACCGGGACTTTGGCTGTTATGCGGATTCGGACGAGCCTGTGCGGCAGGCGCTTTTCTCCTTTCGGGCTCTCGGTGCGCAGGTCCTCCATCTCCTTTTCCAGCTCCCGGCGGCGCTGCTCCAGTCTTTCTGCCTGCACTTTCCCGCGGCACTCCTTCGAGCAGCACCTTGTTGCCATTGTGATCGCGCTCGGCACTTTGTAAAATGTGGCCCCGCAGACCTGGCAGACCAGCGCGACCTTGTTGGATTTGCCCATGGTTTCACACTCCTTCGTCTGGGGGCCGGTATTCCGGCCCCCGTAGGCAGGACGGGCTTTCACCGTCTGCGCACCGGCGCGCCGCGCTCGCTTGACTTACGCTGCGCATTTCCGGGCGAGCCTCCCTTGACTGCCGTCAGGCGGCTTATAAAAAGGAGGCAAGCGATGCACGGGGCCTATGCGATACCCCGTGTGGGATGACGTTTTTGCGCACGTCTCACGCGCTTTCCCGGCGCACGTGCTTGAGGGATTTTCCGTGCGCCGGGTGCAAAGCCGGGGGTTTCCTTCCGCAGCCGTCTCATGGCGGAGCGCCTGCGGCATAAGTCCGATAAAATATGGTCCCCGGCTGATTGCCTATTCCTTGGTGCTGATATCCTTGTGCAGCAGGCCGTCCGCGCCCTTGACGAGCGGCAGCGCCCTGCGCCGCACCTGCTCATCCGGATTCCAGCCGCATTTCAGGCAGCAGGCCGTCGTGCGGTTCATGCAGGCGTTCCCGCTTTTCGGCAGGCCGCAGGGCATTCCCGGACGGCCCTCGTTTTTTTCTTCCGGCATTTTTAAATCTCCTGTATATCGATTCCGAATTTCGAGCGCATGAATTTCCGGTTGCGCAGGTATTCCTTTGTCCGCGTCGGCTTGGACTTGACGTCCTCGACGACGAGCTTGCCGCCGAATCGGTAGGAAAAGTCCGCCGTGTACCGCACTGCGCGAATGCGCTCACCGGCCTCGGTGATGTAGCTCTCCTGCAAGGTAAACTGCGGCTCCAGCCGCAGATCGGAGATGATCCCGGCCCGCAGCATCACCATCAGCTCGTCATACCGCCGCGCCTGCTTCCGGCTGTCAAACTTGATCCCGTTCCGCTCAGCCCGCTCGTTGTGATACTTTGCCTTCCCCTGGCTCCCCTTGTGAAGGGGAACTGGCGCCGCAGCGCCTGAGAGGTCGCGCATCTGCCGCGCGTAAGCCTCCCGCATCCTCGGCGGCATGTCCGCCATCGATTCAAACCGCAGTCCGCTCATTCGTCGCGCCCTTCTTCTCGCCCCGACTACAACAGTCATCCAAATCTGCTTCCTCGTACTTGTCGCACTTATAGACTTCCATTACCCGTCTAAGACATTCATCCTCTGAGAACCGTTCTGCCTTATTCAGCAAGCACCGGTACGGATAAACGTAGTTCTTTCTGTATTCCAGATTTTTGCATGTAAAACAGCAATCCTGCATCAACTTTCCTCCTCATGCATGGTTTACACTCCTGTTCCATGCCTCAACCGCTTCAATGTATGCGTTCGTGTTCCATGCTGTTTTCAGGGCAACGGATGTCCCGCATTTCCTGCACTTTACATTGAGCGTCATAATCTTTTTCCCGAAATTACACGAACCGCCTGTTTCTTCTACGTCACCGCCGCAGAACGGGCACGGTTTCAGTTCAGCCATCCTTCTTGCCCTCCGTTTCCTCGGCGGAATTGTGCGTCAGCACCCACAGCTCCCCGGCTCTCTTGAGCCAGTAGAGCCAGTCCGCCATAATTGCATCAATCACCGCAGCCGCCTTGTCATGTGGCATGGCGAGAATCGCCTCCGAGGAAAGCTCCGTCGTATTATCTTCCATCACGGATTCATACAGGCGGCTACGGATTGGGATTCTGCAATACTTTTCCTGTCCGTTAATCGTCCCACGGATTACTCCCGGGTCGCTCATGCCTTGCCCTCCATTTCCTGCAGCGCCTTTTTGGCCTCCTCGCGGGTGAGGAAAACCGTCTTGCCGACATCACGTGCATCCATAACGCCGCAGCGTGATGTGTTCAGCAGAGTTCTCCCATTAAGCGTGCTTATATCTGTCACAGTAAAACTGTAAACTTGCTCGACCGGGTGACTACAGAATGTCCAAAGCCCGTCGCCCACCTTGCACGGCAGCACGACCACGCGCCCGTCCTTGTCGGCCTCGGCAAGCCCGCGGAGGCGGCTAGTCTCCACGCCCAGCGCCTGCGCTGCCAGATTTATCATCGTATCCTCCGTAAACGGAGCCTTGATTTCCTCCGGCGTCACGCCGGAGTCCTCGTAGTCGGCGAGACGATCCTGCAGCATACAAATCCATTCTTCCGCCGTGTATTTTTCCTCGTGCTCTGACGCCATGAGGACGCCTCCGGTTTTAGTTCGCTTTGTCAGTCGTTCCATTATGTTTCCTCCTGAACTGTCTAGCATAGGGGCAGGTTGCCCAATGCGGCACATAGCCCACGCCGGTTGCTTTGGCCGGGTCTTCCGTGTATTCGCACGAAAGCACTTGCCCGTTTGGGGTGACAATTTTCTTGCTGCCGACGCGCGGCTTTTCGATGTAGTAGCGCGGGGTAGCATCGCAGGGGATGGATTTCCCGGCTGGCGTCGTAATCCTGACGAGCGCAGCCATGCACGCTTTACAAGCGGCCATTGTTTTCATCCTCCATTTCGTATTGTTCGATATGAGCATCAGGCGATCTTGGCGAAACGATGATGTTGCCAAACTCATCGGCACCACAGAAAAGCGCCCATTTCGGCAGGCCGGTTTCCCGGCTAACCGCGTCCGAAAGATCTTCTAGCTTCTGCTTGCCCTCTGGCGTATCGAGAAAACGCATAACCTTTTTCATCCGCAATTCGAAGATAAGCTCCCGTACCCCTATGTAGGTGAAGATGAGCAGAGATGCAAGAGCCAAGCCAAGCCCTATGCCACCGATTCCGAGCAAAAGCGTCTTAATCATAATGCGGCACCTCCTTCCACATAGCACCAGCTCTGGGGTGGGTGCTTTATTTCCCGATCAAATATGCACTGGTTGCAAGCGCTTGCCCGAGTTTCATCGCACTTTTCACAATCGCGTATTCTCCCAAATTCACTTAGCTCGCGCGGCTCATCGTAAATTTTCAGGCCTGAGATGTGCCAGCCATAGAGATCAGTGTGGCTTCCGTATAGCTTCAGCTCAATTTCGGACAGGCAAGTGTCTCTAAGCTCCTCCTCGTATATGCCATACCAGCCATCCGCGCAATCTCTGGCACCATTCAATTCGGGATGGCTGTGCTGTACGAATGGATATGTGTCAATACGGCCGCATGTAAATTCTCCGACGACTTTGACGTTCATAATTTTCCGCTTGTAAACAATGCTTCCATCAATATTTTTGCAGTAAGGCTTTTGGGGCGTCCGAACCGTTTTTCCACTGGTGCAGTAGATGTAACACCGAAACGGACATTCCAGTTTAGGGCGCGTCTTACGCACCTCTATGGTCTTCTGCCCGCTCATGATCTTCTCACACCACTCCGGGCGAATGCTGATCAAAACAGCTTTACTCATGCTCTTGCCTCCTGTTCCAATTCTGCGCGGAACCGTTGTTCCAGTTCAAACACGCCGCGCGGCTTGCCTTTGTAATAGCCTTTCATTGGCCTGTCTATTTTCCGTTGCAGGTCTTTCAGGCGCTCCCAGTATTCCGGCAGGTAAATACACATATTCCGCAGTTCCCGCAGGTTCTTGTTGCAGCAGCACCAGCACGAAACACGGTCCAGCACGTCATAAAGGCGGATCGTGCCCTCCAGCCACGAAAACCCGTTTTCATAGCAATATGCCATGGCGTCGGCTTCCGGCATGCCCCACTCCGCCAGCGGGTGCAGTTTATACGGCTTCCGTTCTTTTTCCAGTCGCGGCGTTTCGTCGGCAGCTATGCCAACGTAAACCATAGCGTCCCGCGCCTCCGCGTACCTGTCTATGGCTTTCAGCTTCCCCGTGGTTCCCCAGCGGCAGAGGCCGCCACACCAGCCATAACCTTGGTGTGTGCCTTTCTGCTTACTGCAAACCGGCCTTTCCAGCATATC